CCGTCGGCTGCTTCAGCGATTGCTGGGAACTCGCCACTTACAACCACTGGTGTGTTGGCAATACTACCAATCTGACCAGTTAACAACGTAGCACGATCACCGACCTTGTCCATTGTCTGGAATGTGGTGTCGTCCAATAGGTTGTAGTATGTTTCTGTGTTAACTACATAAACCAACTCTGAAGGCTCTAGACCCCAAGCTCCCAAGTCCTTGCGAAGGGCTCTCATCTTGGCGACAGTTACAGCGTTCGCGCTGTCGATTTGAACAGCACTTGCACTGTCGTACATTGCAACACCCTTGACTGGGTCGCTGCCACTGCCAGCACCGTTGATCATGGCTGAATCTACAGCACGTGCAACACGGCGTAGCATAGCATCACGAACGATAGGTAGTAACACTAGGATTGAATCCTCTTCTTCTTCAAGAGCCATGTATTCACGTGTGGCAACCTTGAAGGCGTTTAGAGTGATTTCTTTTAACACATGAGTGTCTGTGCTACCAGAACTGTTGTTGTTACTATTACCAAAATCACTGTTGATAACCCATGTAGCCTTGCCAGCTTCTGGGTTTAAGGGCATTCTCATCACGTTGGTCTGCATTGCAACGTTGCGAAGTAGTGGAGCCATCACTAAACGGCGACGTACTTCGTCTTCCATGGTTGTAGAAACTTCAGTTTCCCATAGAGAAGCAGGAGCAGTGATGATACCAGTTGTATTGCTGCCACCGCCAAGGTGACCACCGGCCTTTTCAACTACCATCTTACCATAACGTGTAGACTCAAGAGACTTGCCAGTTACCTTGCTCAGCAACACGGCCATTTCACGCTCCTTGTAGGAGGTGCTGTCGCCCTTTGACTTGTCGCCAAAAGCCATCTTTGAAGTCTGTAGAGCCTTCAACTCATCGGCCTTTTCCTTTAGAACAGCTTCTAGACCTTCTAGAGCGCTCTTTTGAGCAGCACGCTCAGTCTCAAAACGCTTTTCAACTTCGGCTAACAGCTTTTCTGTGCCGCTCTGACCAACTTGGATCTGAGCTTCTACAGCAGCCTTAACGATGCCATTGATTTCAGCCTGACGGGCTGTTTCTTGTGCTTTGGCATCTGCCAGAGCTTTTTGACGGGCTTCTAGGGCCACGGTAGCTTGTTCGGCAGCTTCACGAGCAGCTTGGGCAAGCATTTGCTTGATTTCTTCTGGATTCATATTCCATTCCTTTTTAATGTCGCGATCTGACTCTGTTACCTTTTCTAGCCCTTTAGCTGATTGGTCTTGAGTTGCAAATTGCTCTTTGTAACGCTTGTAATCGTCAGCACTATCAAATGCTTTACTTAAATCAAAAACAGTGTTTTGATTTGCAGGTACTGAAACGACAGAAATTTCTACCAGTTCCAATTCCTTGATTAAAAACACTTCAGCGGCTGAGTTGTACTCAGCGTCCAACACCCTGAAGCCGATAGAAAAAGCTGTAAGAATTCCGTCTTTGATAAGTTGGAACTGCTTGGCAGCTGTTGAAATTCTTGCTTTTATCCATAACCCCTTGCCATCCGTTTTATGCTCAGTCATACGTCCGATCGGATTGCTGTGATCGTGGTAGGCTAAGATAATAGGATTTTTAAGGTAGTTAGTCATGCCTTTTTCCCAGACTGAACTGGGAACAACATCTCCCTGGCGATCTACGTCTGTGGTACTTGCGTACCCTTCGATGTAGATTTGGCCTGGATTGTCAGTTGCAGCTTTTATGGAAAAAGCACTATTTAAATGTAGTACTTTATCTTTCATAGGCTCCTTACCTTGGTTCTTGTGGAGGCTTTTTAGGCGCTCCGCCTACGCTGGGATTTGCAGCACTACCAGCAATGTTTGCTGGTACCCTCAGGTCGTCATGACCTGGCTTGTCGTCATAGCGTAGTTCCTTTCGGGCCTCGTTTGGAGAGATTACTCCACCGTTGACCAGAGAGGCATAGTAAGCAGCCACGTCTTTTAATTCAGGCTGCAATGCTGATACGGTTGCAGTTACTGCTTCTACATCGTATCCAAAAAATCTTTCTACTGCACTAACATACCGATTTACGATAGGTAACACAGTTTCCAAGTAAAACAATCTCAAATTGGGTGCAATATTTGCATTGTTGCCACCGTCTAATAAGATTGGTGGAACACCCAAGCTCTTCAATATCTTGGTATCATGAGTTTTGATTGAGATATCAAAATCCATGTCTTTGAACGTGTCTGCAAACTCACCCCAGGGCTTCAATCCACTGTCTAAAATCATGGGACGTCGAGCACCGTTTTTGGGTGAGTACTGAGTTCTCCAGTTTTGGATAGTTCGTTCTTTGGCTTGCTGACTCAGAGTATTGTCACTGGTCAAGATCAGTCCCATCACAGCTCCGTTATCAAAGAACTGCTCTTGAAAGGTCTGCATCTTGTACAGTATCTTGATATTGCGGTCAGCTGACGCCAGACGGCTAGTGCCGCGATAGATGGTGTGACTGCTCAGGTCTTTGATGTGAAATACTTCGTCGGGACGGAAACGTACCTCTGAGTTGTAAGTATAGCCCTTTACATAAGTTTTAGGGTCTGTTTCAATCTGTACGTTACTGGCGGGTAGGTGGTACATGTGAGCACCATCCCAGTAGATAAATATGTTGCCTTCCAACAAGAAGTCTGTGAACATATTTATGCGAAATTCTTGTGCGCTCTGATAGGGGTTTGGCGTGAAGTTCAACAGCTTGACTAAGCTCTTTTGTCGAAGGCCACCTACTACTGAGTCGGCTTTACTTTCTTTTACGTCGTAGTCTAAACTACTGCACGCGCTCACAATCATATTGACGCCGCGGTTAACACTTTCCAACCTGTTAAACGCCTGTAGGTAGCTGATTGTGGCGTTGGTGTCGACTGAGGTGCCTTCGTCACGGCTAATAATGCCCTGAGCTGGGTTCAGTTTGGTACTCAACCAGCCCCTAAAATCTTTGATGATGTTCATGGTGTTCCTCAATAAAATTCACTAAAGAGTCCAGTTACCACAGGCTTTTGTTCCCGCGGTAATAACATCTTAGCTTTTTGAGTTTCAATCCAGGAACCCTGCTTGACAGCAGTGGAGAGTGGCGGTGCTTTACCGTACACTCCGTGAAGGGCAACATGGTGAGGGTTACACAGTGTGTACACATCATCATATATTTCCTTGTGGTGGTGCTCGATAAACTCGTCACGGTTGGCCAACACTGCCTCGTCTGACGAAAAATCACGGCCGGTCTTTTCAATCCAACGCTCTAACAACAGTGTTACTGAATGGGTGTGATGTAATTCCAAGTCCTCTTCACTGTTACAGATATAACAATGGTGTTTTTTATCATAGGCACTTTTTGCGCGATCACGTATCCATTTCACAGGAATACGTTTGTTTGTGTTTTTGGCCATGCTTGGTTAAAAAAGTTGGTATTACAATTCTAAATTACCGATATTATAGCACGTAGGCAAAGACCTGTCAAAACCTTTTTTGGGGTGGTACAAAATTTCAGTTCCACAATTTGTACCACCAGCTGCTAGATTTGTAGGCTCTGAGTGAGGCCACCTCCAACTCCAAGTCCCTCAACCGGTCTAGTTCCCCTGGAGCCACTACACCGTGACGACGCAGGGTGTTCAACTCACGGCTATTTTCAGCCATGTTTTTGAGTAACGTCCCAGTGCTGTGCTCCAACACGTGGCTGTAACTACGCACCCAGCTGTCGTCTTCTGGTGCGTCAGGATACACTTTATTCAACAGGTTGACTCCACGGCTTATCCAACTACGTTCCAACACGTCGAGATGATCGGGGTGGCACAGTTCCAGTACCTCACAGCGCGGAATTCCCCATACTTTGTAGTGAGCTTGCAACTCGGATGTATGATTGCCACGACGCAGCGAGTTCAAGTGTTGTTTGTATCGGGAGTTAATATCTACGCTCTTGCCAATGTAGGTGTAGCCGCTGTCGAACTTTAAGACATAGATTCCGCTTTTCATATTGTGTATGTGTACACTGCGTACCGCAGTGCATCTGCTATGTGACTAACTTTGTTGTGAACCGGCTTTTCTCGGGTAAGTGTCTCGCGATTGTCCCACTGATACTGATCAAACATTTCCAATGTGTGCACACAGTGTGGGGCCACTTTGATACGTCCCTGCTCTACCAGGGTCTGTACATATGCAATACCTTCCAACACCTGCTTTTTAGCTTTGATGGTGGAGATATCATAACCGTACGCCAGATCACTTGCAAACTGTGCTGCGGCTGAGTCAATAAAAATGCCCGACTCTATTCCCCAGCGGTCTATAAACTTTTGAAATGCCTCAGCATGGGTGGCAGTAGTGGCTTCGGCTTTCAAGTACTCGTCTACTACATGGAAGCTGT